ACAATCTGTCTTAAACAAAGGTCGTTTAGATAAGTTTTTGCTTGTATTCGAATTACCTCCTAGTCTAAAAGATATAAATGTACGTGATCAAGGTGATCGTAATAGTAAGAATGTAATGAGAGATAAAATGCATATGTCTGTATACGGTGCAGTTGTCCCTGAATTAACAGTAGCTGCTATTGAAATACCGTACGGGGGTAGTAATTTATACCAATCCGCACATGCTCGCGAGCCATACCCACCTGTTACTGTTAACTTTACTATTGATAATGAATTTAATAATTATTGGGTTATTTATAAATGGCTAAACTTAATGCATGATCAGAAAACTGGTATCTATGATCAAGATGGTCAAGATACTGATGATGATTTTACTAATTATCAGACCAGTATGACACTGTATGGATTAGATGAATATGAAAATCGACGTATAGAGTTTACTTACACAAAAGCATTTCCTACTATATTGGGTGACATTGATTATAACTACAGAACTACAGGTGAAATAGAAACTTCCTTTACATTTGTATATTCACAATTACATACTAAATTGCTAAATTTATAGAAATATTTATTCAAGATAGAATAAATAATTTTATGGCTAATAGGACAATACAATCTCCTGGAGTTGAGATTCGTGAGAGTGATCTATCACTGAGAACAGTCTCACAAGGAACAACGACATATATGGCAGGTTTCGCTAATGAAGGGCCCACCGATGAAGTGGTGGGTGTAGCAAACATCACTGAGTTTGAGCAAATTTACGGGCAACCAAGAACGCCTGCGGAAAGATACTTCTATC